CTTAACAGCGATACCTGCTGCTAATATTACAGGTACTTTACCTGCAATAGATGGATCTAATCTTACTGGTATCGTTGCTGGAGCTACTGGAGGGGGAACAGATCAGGCTTTCTTCGAGGGAGATCAGAATGTTACTACCTCTTACACATTGACAGCAAATAAAAACGCTATGGCAATATCCCCTACAATAGATTCAGGTGCAACTATAACCGTGCCAAGTGGTGCAATCCTTGTTATTCTTTAATTATGCCAGTAACAATTAACGGAAACGGAACTATTACAGGAGTCTCAGTAGGAGGACTTCCAGACGGTATTGTTGATACCGATATGCTTGCTGCTAATGCTGTTAGCTCTGCAAAATTAGCTAGTGGTGCTGGGGGTAAACTTTTACAGTTTAAAACTTCGGGTAACGGAACAGGTACGGATACTGGTTTTCCTAGTTATGCAACTAATAATATTAATAATGTTGGAGCAAACATAGGTTCCAGCATAACAATTAATAGAATATCAGCAAATTCTTATTTTTTGATCACTGTATCAGCACTTATTGGAAGAGCGGCTACAAGTGGTTGGGCTTATTTAGGATATACAAGTTCTTTCGCTGGTGGTTCTACTAATCTTGTAGAAGGTGGAAGAGTTGCTGATAACGCATCAAGTGTAAGATACACAGTTCAATTTGGTAATTCTACTTCGGGAAGTGTTGGTGATGCTGTGGTCGTACAGGCTCGTTATGTTAATGGTGCTGCTCAAAATGATAATGTACGCCAAGCAACAATAAATATTATGGAGTATCAACCATGAGTACAATAGCAGACGCATTAGTCTCTTTAGGAGTTTCTGGTTACTCATTAATTGGAGAACCTACAACTGAAGAAGAATTTAAAGCAGCTTTTACAGGAACTACAGATAAAACTTGGGCAGAGATAAAAGCTGAAAAAGAAAGAATTTCTTATATTTCTCAAAGAAAAGAAGCATACCCTAGCCAAGAAGAACAATGGGATATGCAGTATTGGGATCAAGTAAATGGAACAACGACATGGAAAGATGCTATTGCTAAAATAAAATCAGATTACCCAAAACCTAGCTAATTATGAGCCAGATCAAACTAAAACATAGCGGTGGTAATTCAGTAATCATAGCTGCACCAGATAGTAACCCTGCATCTGATCGCACTCTTAAATTACCTAGTGATGGTGATGGTACTATCCTTACAACTAATTCTGCTACAGGTAAAATTCTTCAAACTGTAAGCGTTTCGGATTCTGTAAGAGAAACTACAGGGTCAGTTTCATTATCAAGTTTGAATACATATTATGATACCCCGTTTGCTGTAACGATTACTCCTTCCTCTACATCTAGCAAAATATTACTTATGGGTCATATTATGGGAGAATTTACAGTTGAAGATTATGCCACTATGTGGAGAATTGAAAGAGCAATATCAGGAGGTGCAACAACTAATATTCAAGGAGCTTCAGCAGGTAGTAGACCTGTAGGTATATCAGTTCCCCCAGCAGGTATTTACGTTACTAATACTGATTCAACACCAACCGTTTTTAATTGGTCTGGTCTTATAGATGCTCCAAGTACAACTTCTGCAATTACTTACACTTTTCAAGTAAATTCAACACAAACTAATTCTGTAACTTTTTATTATAATCGAACTGGTGGTGATTCTGATGCGATTGATGATGAACGTGGTCTTAGTTGGATCACAGCACAAGAGGTAGCAGCATAATGGCTATCTCTTATAATTAAGGTAAAACACTATGGCACTAGATCACGAAGCGATTTACAAAGCATACGCAGGCACAGTTGTTTCTATTGATGACTCTGCTGGTGCGTTTGACACAAGCGGTAATTCTGTAACTCTTGAGCAAAGTAAGATAGATACTGCAAGAACTGAACTTAATACTGCTGCGGCTCAAATCAAGTATCAAACTGACAGGACAACTGATGGCTCTACAACCTATGCTTCCCTGGGAGATCAGTTGGATATGTTATATAAAGATATAGTAGCTGGAACTGTTACCACTTCTGGAACATGGGCTACCCACATCAAAGCTGTAAAGGACGCTAACCCAAAACCTAGTTAATTATGTCAGAGATCAAGGTAAATTCGATAAAAGGGGTAGGCTCGACAGATGCGGCCATCACGATAAATAATTCTGATGGAACGTGTACTGCCAACTTAAGTAACAGGCAAGGTAAAAATTTAATAATTAACGGAGCTATGCAAGTGGCTCAACGTGGTACGTCATCTACAACTTCTGGTTATGGAAGTGTTGATAGGTTTAGGTGTATGTTTGGTGGTCAAGATGAAGCACCAAATCAAGCTCAAGCTGATGTTGCTAGTGGAACTACACCATATACTTTAGGTTTTAGAAAATCATTTAAACTTACAAATGGAAATCAAACTGGTGGTGCTGGTGCAACAGATTATATACAACTTTTAACTACAATAGAAGCACAAGATATTGCAAATAGTGGTTGGAATTACATTTCTAGTACGAGTTTTGTAACTTTATCTTTTTGGGTAAAATCAAGTGTTGCACAAAACTTTTATGGTGCGTTGAGAACTAACGATGGCACAGCAAAATCATTTCCATTTGAAACAGGATCTTTAACTGCTGATACTTGGACAAAAGTTACAAAAACAATTTTAGGAAATAGTGGGATAACTATAAATAATGATAATGGTTCTGGATTAGATATTTTTATCTGGCCATTTAGAGGAACAGATTATACAGGTTCAGTTACTTTAAATCAATGGAATACTTGGAATGCAAGCACAGCAACACCAGATTACACTTCAACATGGTGGACAACAAATGATGCGACATTTGAAGTTACAGGAGTTCAATTAGAAGTTTCTGATCATGCCAGCGATTTCCAATTTAGAAGCTTCGCAGAGGAGCTTGCTTTATGTCAGAGGTATTTTCTTAAAAGAATTTATACAGATAATATAGGTCCATATTTTTGTCAGTATGTAGATACTCACAGATTTGCACATGAGTTTTTTCCATGTACCATGAGAACTGTACCATCCATTACTGCAACATTTACAAGATCATCTACAGCATATAAAACTAGCCAAGATCACGCTAAATTTTATACTGATTTAAGTTATGATTCATCTACTCAGGCTAATATATCAAGTGCTGAATATTCTGCGGAGCTTTAATTATGTCTTATACTTATAAATTTCTTCCAAATTATGATTCTGTTATGGGTGGAGGTGAATGTGACTACATTTTAAGAAAGGAAGATAATTGTTGGATTCCAAAAGACGAAGCAAACAGGGACTACCAAGAGTACCTTGAGTGGGTAGCAGAGGGAAACACAGCCGAAGCTGCTGATTAATTAGTCTTATGTTGCATCTGCCTTGATATAAGGCTCATACTGACGTACAGGGGTGCTAGTGCCATAATTCCTACAAAAGTT